AGCTGCGCCGGTAGTGATCGCGCATTGACCGGAACGAGTGACAGGGATCGCACCCGCATCGCCCGGATCGGCAATAGCGACCGGAACGCTCGGATAGATTTCCTGCAGAGCCGCTTCGACTTCTGTCTGTGCGGTGAACCCGCCAGCATCGGCAATGCTGATCGCGGACGCAGCATGTGCACCAGTCGCATCATCGACATGCGCAGCGATGTCGCCTGGTGCCGGGTTGACGTAGATCAGCCAGACACCGGTCTGCACCTCTTCGATGAACTCGGCGTTTACCGCCTCATCGGTGTTGGTGGCCGTTGCCAGACCGTCGTTCGCATCGCCTGCGTTCGATACATAGACGCGACCGAAGCGTTCCGGCGTTTCGCCGGTTTTCACATCGACGGTGCACAGACCCTGACGGATGTACTGCACATGATCGTACAGTGCCGCGTCGATAGTTGCGGCGTCTTCCACTGGGTTCGCGACATTGCGCATCACCACGCCGGCGATAACCGGAGAGGCTGAACCGTCCATGTTGTCGAGGCTGCCCGTATCGAGCTTCGCGAAACGGCCTACACGCAGACCGTCTTCGAAGGTTCGTGCGGTATAGACCAAGTGCAGCTGACCAAGGCGCTCGCTGGCACCGGCCTTCTGCGGGTCATTAAGATGTCCAGTTGCAAATGACATGGTTAAATCTCCTTATCGGCCAAAGCGGCCAGTTTTGTTGTGTTTCCAGCGCGGTCACCGAAGTCGCGGTAGTTCGCTGCGGGCTGCTGCATCAGCTTGAAAGCAAGCGGCAGTTCCGCATCGGTGAAGTTCTCATTGCGGATGGTTGCCAGAGCATCGCGCATGATCTGGTCGGTCGATTTGTCGGCGAACTTGTAATCTTCCGGCAGGAAGTCGCGCGCCTTTTCGATCACGGCACCATGAGCCTTGACCGCCTTATCGACGAAGCCCTTAACGTCGGCGTCGGAGAAGCTGGGCTTGTTCTCTTCCTCTTTGGCGGGCATGTCTTCATCTTCGCCGGTCATCTCCGGCTCGGTAATAACCTCTTCGGGACCCTCGACTTCCGGCTCTTCAGCAGGCGTCACGCCTTTCGCCGCCTCGACGATCTGCTGCAGGGCGGGCAGTAGTTCCTGCAACTGATCGACCGGCACGACTTTGATCGCTTCGGGAAGCGCACTTGCCAGCTCGACGATCTGCTGCAGGTTCATATTGCCTTCCTGGTCGCAGAACGATTTGTGAAGTTTACGTTTCATATCCCCCTCCTTTTCGTTGGGTAGTTTATCAAGGAACGAACACATCGCACCGCACCGGCCGCGCTCAACAACGGCAAGATGGTGGGGAATAATGTCTTTCTGTTCAAAGTCATAGAGATCATGGGGAACGAGGTCAGCGGTATAGCCTAGCGACATTTCGCGTTTTCCCGCATCGACTGTAGCGGCCAGCGTGTCGGTGATCGCCAAACGGTTGCGGGTAGCGATTGTAGTCTTCGTCGCCTCGTCGGTTGCGTCGATCATGGCAGATTCGATCACCTTGCCGCCCGCTTCAGGTGCCGGGGCGCTTAGTTCGACATGCTCATCGGTAACCGGAATGCCGACCATCCGCATCGAAGCGTTCGCGATGGTGGCCGGTGAACGATAGACTGTAAACGTCTGGTTTTCCGGCACCAGCCCCAGTTCGGCGCCCAGGTATTCAAGCACGCCATCGCGAATCGAAACGGCGGTCTTCTGCGTCGGGTCGTAGACAGCCTCGTCGCGGAAACCGCCGCGAAATGCCGCACCATCGGCGAATTGTGCATTACAGATAGCCAAGGCGGATTCCTCCGACTTTCCGGACTCCATAACAGACTGAACGCATCGATGCAGCTTATCGGGCATTGAAAACCTCGCACATATAGCGGAGGTTTCTAGCCTAGTCGTTAGGAGGTGTCAAGCGTGCCGGCGTTTCAAATTATGATCGCGACATAGCACCCGAAGGTTCGATAGTTCGGCGGTCCCGCCTTTCGACACCGGTATAATGTGATCGACATGCAGGTATTTCGTCGCTCCACATTTCGCACAGAAACGGCCGTCACGTATGAATACCAACCGACGCACGATTCGCCAGGGTAACAATTCGAACCTCGGCGGATCGCCAGTAGACCATTCGACCAATTCACGGTTTGCAAATGAAAACAACGTGTTCTGAATTTCCTGCGGCCGGCGATATTCTGCCTTGATCATTCGGCGGATATCCTCAACAGCGGCCAGATAGCCGGCGCGATAATCGGCGGCGTTCAATTGTCTACCGCTGAAAGACGCTCGAAAACGGCAACCATATCGGGGCCAACCGGCGCAAAGCAGACAAATCGGGCCGGGTTTTCTCTCTCGTATTGCTCGACAAAGACCAAAGCCTCATTGAGCGTGAACGGGTGGGGGGGTTATGGGTAAATCAAGGCGAAAGTATTTTTCAGGCACATCTAACTCCTGCGCGTTAAGATGCGGATAGCCTAATCGTTACTGACCTCATCGTCAACAGGAATAATCAACTCGTAAGTGCAGCGGCATTGATAATCGACACCCGGCAGCAGCGTCTTGCCATCCACCGACGAGTAGAGCCCTTCCGCCAGATCGAACTCCTTGCCGTTGCGCTCTTTGTGCGAAGCACGCACCCGCTCATCGCGTGAAGTGACCCAGCGGGCTTTCGTAATACCGAGATTCTGGGCGCGCAGCTTCGTTGTAATGCTGTTGAAGTTGGCGATCTGATTACGCGCCACAAAGGCGGCATGGTTCTTCCGCTTCTCGACCAGACCGTCGAACCGGACCAGCACCTCGGAAAGTGATTTGCCTTGTGTCATCGCCTGCAGGCTGTGATTCGTATAGTCGCGCAGCGTTTCGTCGCGCAGGTCTTTCACCCATTGCGTCGTTTCCAGAACCAGCGCATTGATGTCCGCCATCAGCCCTTCGGTGTTAGTCAATTCGGTCGTCGGGATACCGATCCGCTTTTCGACCAGTTCGTAGAGCTGCGACCGGTTGCGCTGGTTGACCTTCGACATGATATCTCGCACCAGCTGTTCGATTCGCTTGTCGTCGAACTGGCGCAACAGCTTGCGCCGGACGCGGTTCGCAAGCTTTAGATAGACGGCGGCATAATTGCCGATCTGCGCATCGGCGAACTTGTTGATTGTCGATTTGTTCAGTTCGCCGAATACCTGGTTGCGCCAGCGTTGCTCCATCTGGTCGATCATGTACGAGGCGAACCGCTCTAGTTCCCGTTCCTGCGCTTTGGGTGCGTTCGGTGAGCGGATCTGTTTCGGCTGGTCGGCGACGATCTGACGTTTAGCCATCGGTGTCGCCGAACATCGCATCGAACTCGTCTTTCTTCACGACATCGCGGTCGCGCAAGTAGGTTACATAGTCTTCGCCCATCTGGAATAGGTTCAGGGCGTTCGTGATCGCTTTCGTCTCGTAGTCGAGCCGATCATTCGCCGATTCGCCCTGGTTATCCTTAAAACTGACCTCACCCTGCCCGCACTTGCGCATCAACAGATTGATTGGTTCAAGCAGGTGATCGCTCTGCACCGTTTCGATGGTATCCTGAAAAATCTGACGTTCATCCTCGCCGGTACTGTTCAGACCGCGAACATTCTCACCGACCAGAACGGCGAGCGGGATGCCAGTCACCATGGCAAGCCGTCGCAGGGTGATTTGATCGGCGTCCGGCAGGTTGGTTAGCGTCTGGGCTACGACCTCAACCGAATCTTCGCTATCAATCAGACCGGCCGCATAGACACCGCGCAGGTTCTCCAGTTGAGTGAAATAGCGAACGATGTCTTCTTCCTGCCCGGTCCGCATCGCGTCTTTGAAACCGACCATCTTGTAAAACAGCGTCGATGCTTTCTCGAGTACGCGCGGAGAGGCGCGCTGCACGATGCCGTCCGCGACGAGCTGGTCGTAGATCAGATCGAACTCCCCGATGGCACCATACTTGAAGTTGGGCGCATCGAGTTCCGGCGGCTGCACATAGAGGAACGGTACAACGCGGCTATGATGGATAGGTTGCCCGCGGACGATGTAGGTGCGCGGCTGATAATACGTCGGGCTTTGAACGTCCATATCGACGCCAGCAACGGACAACATGTCATCGCCAAACACCGAGACGATCAACTGTTCGGGCGGAATAGGGTCGCGTTGCAGCGGTTTCGACAGATCGTCGCCGCGCTTGTGCAATACGACGATGCCTCGGCCGAATGCCACCATCCAGCGCGCCGCCTCTTTGACCCGTTTCTGCAGGTATCGATTGTAGAACTTCTCGTCTTCCGCGCTATCGAACGACAGCGTATCGTTCAGCGCATACCCGGCTTTCAGGCGGATAATCTTGTTGCCGATACCTGTGCGGTATATCTGGCGCTTCGCTTCGTCGCTCAGTCGCTGAGAATAAAAACCATTCGTTGCGTTCGGATCGCGGGTATTGATCAGCGAATTGACGAAACTGATCAGGCCGTCTTTGAAACTCTTCTTCATTTTTGGCACCTCTTACAACAGCGCAGCATAGTTCGTTCTGGCACCTTCCCGCAAATCGGCAATAGCGTCAAGCATCGGATCGACTTGGTCATCGAACGCGCCATTCGGGAATGCGCCCGCCTCGGCCAGAAAGTCGGACAACCATGATGCCGATTCGGGTAGCAGCACATGACCGGCCGCAACCGTCGGAACGGCATCAAGCGCACGGGTGTACTTATCCCGATCACGCTGTATTGCCACCACCGGCACGCCTTCCCGCTTGAGCGTCTGAATCAGCCCGGTGCCGCTCACCTTATCCTCGATCTTGAACGACCGCAGCACGCCGAACTGCCTGTCCGCGGTTTGGTGTTTCGCCCAGAACGCCCGAGCTTGGATCAGCAGTTCCGGCGCTTCCCATTTACCGCGGATCAGATCGACCAGAACAAGCTGGTTGTCCCATGTCACACCCCAGCATTCGAACACCGAATAGTCGTTTTGCTCGGCGGTCTTCTGGGCGGTGTCGCCGTAGATGATGCGATATTTCAGACGCGGCATGTCTCGATAATAACGCCAGTAGTCGTCGCGGAAGATACCGCCGCCCAGCGGTGAGGGGCGCTGCTGGAACTGACCGGCGACCGCCCATTCGGTCATCTGGTTTTTGTCACGCTCCACCACCTCGGCCGGAAAGCGTTCAGGGAATAGCAGTTCGCCGTCCTCGGTTCGCGGGTCTTTGAAACCAATGGACGTACTGCACGGGCGTTTCGTTTCGTACTCCATCGGCAAGCATAGGTGTTCGTAGCCCAGATCGTTCGAGAGGATATGCCCCGAGACGTCCTGTTCGTGCAGTCGCTGCATGACGATGATAATCGACGACCTGTCCGGGTTGGTCAGTCGGGTCGGCAACGTATCCTGAAACACACGAATCGCTGTTTCGCGGTGCGCATCCGAAATAGCCGCTTCGACGCTGTGCGGGTCATCCCAGATCACACGGTCGCCGCGTTTACCGGTCAGCGATGCAACGGCCGACGCCTGGCGAAACCCGGTCTGTTTGTTCTCGAAATAGGTTTTCTGATTCTGGTCGATGCTTAGTTCGAGCGGCCAACGATCCTGAAACCATTGCGACTGAATGAGGCGTCGCATCTTCAGCGTGTCGCGGGTCGCCAGATCCTGAGCATGTGACGCGCTGATATAGCGAAGATGTCCGAGTCCGAGCGGGCCCCACTCCCATGCCGGCCAGAACACGGCGGTTAAAGTGCTCTTCATCGTACCGGGCGGAATGTTGATCAGCAGGCGCGATAAGTCGCCACGCGTCACGCCTTCCAGATGGTCGCAGATCGCATCGACATGCCAGCCATGCAGGTATGGGTTGCCAGGTTCCAGAACGTGCCACGCCTCCCGCACGAACGTCGCAAGGGATCGCCGGCATGCCTCCCGCTCTACATCAATCCTGCTTATCGTCGGTAGATTCACGGGCGGCCATTAATGCAGCAATCACGTCGTCGGGTAGTTTGCTCAGATCAACCATCTGGTTTGGCGGTGGGGTCATCGATCCGTCGCCGCTGCGGTGGTCAAGTTCCTGCTTATCGCTGTAGCCGTGTTTTGTCAGAATCAGCTTCGCGATGGTCGGGTTCAACTTGTTTTTCAACGATCCGCCGGCAAGTACGCGCTCCTGTACGGCTAGCAGGATATCAATAATGTCTTGAAATTCTTCGTTCGCCTTCGCCCAATCGTAGATTCGCTGCCTCGGAACGCCCAATTCGACGGCCAGTCCGGCAATGGACGGCACTGCGTCACCTAACGATTCGTACTCGCCAAGGTATGCCCAGGTGCGAAGCGGGATCGTCTCGTTGTAATCTGTTGGTCTGCCTACTTTAGCCATCCCGCAACTATAGTCACCAATCAGCCACTTTGGCAATACGCCGAACATACGCCGAACTTACCCCCTATAGTCGTTTATTGTAAGTCCTTGTTATATATACTATTTTTATACATTTACACAAATACCCCTAATAAAGTTGAATTGCTAGTAGAAAAAACCTACTTGTTAAAATAACATATAAGTATTAAGGTCTTACTTATTTAATTATTATTTTTAACCGTAAGAAATTGCCCCGCCGTAATACGAACCGTTCGGGGTGGGGGGTAAATAGACCTAAGTGCTTGGTTTTATTGATACCCCGTATGGTTAAACTTGACAGCTTGACAGCCCTTAATTATGCTTCATTTCATACTATTGGCAGGAGCGACTACAAATGTCACCGAAAATATTTATTAAACCCAACGGTTCGCCCTCTCCTCATCCTGTTACAAAAGCCGATGCGCTGAGCTTCAGAAAGTCGAAATACGACGATGACGAGAAATGTAAAGTTTGTAAGTCCTGTTCGGTCAAGTACACCGTGAATAGTCAGTGCGTGCATTGCGCCCGACTCGATGCCATGCACTTCTACAATTTAATGGTTGTCGGGGTACCGTGGCCGGAGGGCTACCACATCACCGACGAAATGAGAGAAGCCCGCAACGCCTTCCCGCCTGACACACTAGCGCCTGGTAATCCAAGCGACGCCCAGCGGTTCGGCGGTTCGTTATGGGTGCGGGTTGAGCCCTGCAGTAAAGCAGGTCATCTAGGGGTCAGGAAGGTGAACGGCGGATGCTGGCAATGCGAAAAACAATCGATTAGTCACGACCCAAACCGCGCCGCAGCCCGTCAGAACGGCGAATCGGTCTACACGCCGACGAATGAATGCCCGAAGTGTCGAACCAGATCTGAACGTCGTGTTTCTGATAACCGATGCCTAGGCTGTTCGCCATCCGGTCACGACCCAAACCGCGCCGCAGCCCGTCGCAACGGTGACAAGACATACACGCCGACCAGTGAGTGCCCGGACTGCGGTCAGAAGGCCACCAGGAACGTCGTAACGAATAAGTGTTATGGTTGTCACCCGCACGATGGTCGCCGGTCACCTGAAACCGATCAGCTGATTGCCAGCAATCCTACAATGGTGATCAGTCGATCCGATGCCAAGCTGCTCGGGTTCACTGCATACCGGACCGGCGCCGCATGCAAACGCGGCCATACCGGCTGGCGGTACGTCTCAACAAGCGCTTGCATTGATTGTATGAAAGAAATAGGTTGATTGTCTCCTGTGGCGGAAAGGGACGGCCGGTATGTTTTGCGACTACCGGCCGTTTTCGTCATACCGCCCGTATCCCCAGCGCCAGGAAGTCGGCAACCAAGGCACGCCGCCTAGCCGCACCGCGTAGTACATCAGCGCACCGATCAACGGGTAGCCTTTCCGCGCTACAGAGGCCGCCAGCACGCGATCAGCTTCCAGCCGCTGCTGCTTCGTACCGCCGGCCCAGTATGCGCGGTCATGCTCGATGCAGTCGCCTTCCCATGGCGGCGTCCGGCGCAACACAGTCCGCCATAGCCATGACATCCCGCCGCTGCACCCGTCCGTTGTGAATGGTTTGAGGTTATTGGTCATTCTAATTCGATGTCGGCACCGCGCAGATTGGCACCACGCAGACTGGCACCGCGCAGATCGGCATCGCGCAGATCGGCATCGCGCAGATCGGCATCGCGCAGATTGGCACCACGCAGACTGGCACCGCGCAGACTGGCACCACGCAGATAGGCACCGCTCAGATTGGCATCGCTCAGGCTGGCACCGCTCAGATAGGCACCGCTCAGATA